CGCGCCGCCGTCGGTCAGGCTGACCAACTGGGCGGCGGGGTCGGCGAGTCCGCGGAAGCGATCCCGCAGGATGGTGACGACGTGTTCGCGCGGGGAGACGTGATCGATGAGCGCCACGGTGACGGCTCCTCCTAGCTCTCGCCGCGCTTGATGGCGGCGAGCAGTTGTGTGCGTTCGGCGGCATTGAGTCCGCGCTTCGGATTGGCAGTCAGCCAGGCCGGGAACAGACGACCGGCGAGCTTGCGTCCGTCGATGCCGGCGGTGTCCGCAGCCTCGCGCACCTCTTCCATCGTGACTTCGGGCGGCGGGGCGGCTGGCTGGGGCACGGCTTCTTCTGGCGGCAGGAATCCGTCTCCCGGTAGTTCCGGCGGCTCGCCGAGCGGCGGGTCGTTGGTACGCGCCATGTCCGCGCGGTCGGGCAGAGCGGCGCTCGGCGGGCTGGCGGGCCGCGCGACACGTTCGCGCCGGTTGACCGGGCCCGACGGCAGGCGCTCAGCCGGCGCCGCGATCTGTGCGACGGGCGTCCCGCCGCCGAGCAGGTCCATCGGCCGGACGTCGATGTCGATGGTCGGTACCGTCCAGTTGCGCGTCTGGACGCTCTCATTGCCGTCCTTGAGCACCTTGACCTTGCGGCTGCGGTTGACGATGCGCAGATGGGCCGGCACGCGATGGCCCAGGCTCGTGGCCATCGAGAGATACTCGGCGGCGCCGGCGAGTTCGACCGCGGCGTAGTGGCCGTGGCTCTCCAGGCGCCATAGGCCGAGGCCCGGGAGCTCAGGCAGGATCACGTTGAGCCGCGTCGTGGGCTTGCAGGCCTTGCCGTTCTTCGCGAGCTCGGCACGCTCGGTCTTGTCCTCGGGACACGAGCACGGCTCGTCGGCCAGGACGTTGCGGCCGCCCGTACCTTCGCACCGCCGCTTGCAGCCCCCGGCATCCCAAAGCTCCCACCACTGGCTCATCGCCTCGCCGGGGGGCAGCATGATCGGCAGCGTCTCGGCGGTGATGACGACTTCCCACTGATCGTTCCAGGCGCCGGGCGTGCCACCGTAGAGTCGGGCAGCCTCCGCGATCAACTCCTTGTTCTGGCTCGTGAGCCGGAACGTCTCCAGCTTGCGCGGTCGCTTCTTGCCGGCCTGGCCGGCGATGTCGACCTGATCCCCGGTGCGGATGCGACCGAGTTCTACCATCTGTCGCTGAATGTCGATCATTGGCATGGTCAGGCCACCCCTTTCCAATCGGCCCGGAAGGGCAGACCGCGGCGGATGTTCTCCGCCTTGGTAACCGGCTCGAGATGGGCCGGATTGACGCACTGCCGGTTGCGGCAGAGATGGTCGACCTCGAACCCCTCAGGGATCGGGCCCACGAGCAGTTCATAGATCGCACGATGCGCGTAGGTGATCCGCCCGCCCGGAGTCGATACGACCCCATAGCCGGCGCGAGAGGTCGCCCGCTGCCAGTTCCAGCAGTCGAAGAGCGTGCGCTCGAGCGGAAGGCCCAGGGCGATCCGCACCGACATCGGGGCCCCAATCGGGACGAGTGTCCGCAGCCCACGTGAGGCTGTCATGCTGCGGCCTTCCGGCTTCCCTTGGATTTGGAAAGAGGGGCGAGAGCCTCCAGGACGAGCGGCGCCCCGAGAACCGTCTTACTCAGCTCCTCCATGAATCGGAACGATTCGCGCACGTACCTAAAGGCGCGCCAGACGGGATCGCCGATGTCCACGGGGATCAGGTGGTAATCGGTCTCGGTGATGTGGACGGCCAGGGCGCCTTCGATGGCCGGCAAGGGGGCGACGGTGCCAGGTGCCAGATAGACACCCTCCGCGTGGGCGTAGGCGGCCATCTGCAGCGCGGCCTCGGCGTACACATCCTTGCCTGTCTTGTGATCCACCATGACGAGCCGGTCGCGCCACGGGGCCGGGACGCGCTTGCCGCGCAGACGCCCAATCCCGTCGAGAGTCCCGCCGAAGGACTCGTGCACGCTGTAGACGGTGGCCTCACTCATCTCCCACTCCGGCTCGCACTCGGTCTCGAACCGTTGGAACTGCGCATAGAGCGGGGCAACCTCCGGTGTGATCTGCGGCAGCGGTCGCTGCAGCGCCCGAGCTTCGGCGATCGAATGCAGCAGCGTCCCGAGGTCCGCCTTCTTCTCTCGCTCGCGGTACGGCGCGCCCTTGAGCCAGGCCACGACCTGATAGAGCGCCTCGTCGTCACCCTCCGCGGCCTTGACCATGCGATAGAGGCGCTCGTAGTTCGTCACGGCGTACTCAGCGGTCGCCTTCATGCCCCACGGCACCAGGGCAGGTTTCGGCAGGCCTCCCCCGATGATCGTGGTCACCGACCACAGGTTCACGTGGCCCGTCGGCGGCGGCAGTTCCAGACCGTACGTTCGGCCTTTGCTCGTGGTGATGGCGGCCCTGGGTTGACTCATGACAGCCCCGCCGCGACTCTCAGCGCCTTGACAAGGTTCTGCTGCTCGGGCGAGAGGTGTTCCCAGTGCGCGATGCGTCGTCGGAAGCAACCGCATTGCTCCGCGGCAGTGAGCCGGTGCTGTTGTTCCGCCTGCTGGTCGGACAAGCATTCGGCCCGCCTTGATTGACGTTCAGCGATGTCCTCCGCCTCACGCTCCCGGCAACGCGTTTCGATGATGGCCTCCATGTCCTTCATGGCACCGAGGGGGTCGTCAGCGCCCCGGAACAGAGCCTGCATTCGAGCCGAGTACTGGCCGCTCGCCGTGTCGAGTGGGTTCTTCCCAATGCTCACGTGACGGATCCCTTCCGCGCCTTCGCTCGGCGCTCGTGCCGCTTCGGCCGGTTGATGAGGCGACGGTTGGCCGAGCCGGTCTCGGCGATGTTTCGCGCTACGGTGGCGCAGCGGCCACACATGCCGGACCCCTCCCAGGCAGCCAGCTCGACGCCACACTGGCAATGGATGCGTTCGCGACGCTCACGGCGCACGGTGCCCTTGGCGGTCGTGTCGCCGGCGAGCTTGCGGAGGCGTGCGATGCCGGTCATGGCTGCTCGTTCGGATGCTGGGTCGCGACGTGGCGCGCGACGTTCGCGAAGTTCCGGTGGCAGAACTGGCAGGCCCCGACGATGGCGCGCTTGCGCATCTTGGTGACCACGCCCTTCGTCGTGCGGAGACGGTTCTGCTCATCTGTGAGGCGCCGGTTGAGACTGGTGGCGTAATCCTTCTCCGCCCGCAATTCCTTTCGGAGCCTGTCCGTCTCGGTCTCGGTCACAACCCAGATGTGACCAAGCGGGCAATAGACTTGGTGGCCCTGCTCATTCGCCTGCCGATAGAGGCTCGCAGGCAGGGCCATCCCTATGCCGCACCAACAGGTCGTGCTGACCAACTCGCCAAAGTAGGTCAGGGTTTTCGTCGTCATCACTGCCTCTCTTCCTGCCGCAGCCGTGCCGCGATCGGATCGTCGGCCGCAGCCGGACCGCTCCACGGCAACTCAGCCCGATAGACCGTGCGCCCTGGCGCCCGCAGTTCGGGATGGCGGCGCAGCGCCTCGCCGAGATCGTGGAGACGGGTTGAGTACCCGAGCCGGCGGAGGTTGGAGCGGTGACGGTTCCTCATGCCGTGACCTTCGGCTTCCGCGCACGCTTCGGCTTCACGACCGGGAGCGGATCACCGTCGGCGTCCACCTCGACGATCGGGCCGCAGATGCGCGGCGCCTTCACCTTGTTGGCGCCGTAGCCGGGCTCGACGACGACCATCTCGTCGAGGCGTACCGGGCAGGCCAGGTAGTGCTTTGTGCCGTCACCGTTGATCTGCCGCGCCATCCGTGGGCGGGGTGAGAAGTGAAGGCCGCCGCCGCACTCGGGCCGGTCGTTCCAGTCGGGGGCTACCGGCTGCTCGCCGGGGCGATAGGAGATGCCGCAGCGCCGGGCATAGCTTGTGCTGTAGTCGTCGTCGGTTGCCTTGTAGAGCGTCGCCACGCCATCGACGACCTCGACGCCGTAGAAATCACAGAAGGCCTCCGGCGAGTCGATCGGAGGAACCTCGATCTGGATGCCCCCCGTGACCTGCGGATTGCCGCCGTACGCGCGGACGATGTGGATGGCGACGTACTTGGAGGCCCGGACGGTCGCTGAGTCCCAGGCCTCGACGGTCGCTGAGCCCCAGGCCCGGACGGTCGCTGAGCCCGAGGCCCGGACGGTCGCTGAGCCCGAGGCCCGGACGGTCGCTGAGTCCGAGGCCCGGACGGTCGCTGAGTCCCAGGCCCGGACGGTCGCTGAGCCCCAGGCCTCGACGGTCGCTGAGCCCCAGGCCCGGACGGTCGCTGAGCCCGAGGCCCGGACGGTCGCTGAGTCCGAGGCCTCGACGGTCGCTGAGCCCGAGGCCCGGACGGTCGCTGAGCCCCTCACGGAGAAGTGGCCGGAGCCTCGGCAGACGATCAGATCGAGCGGGCCCGCCTTCGCCAGGGCTGCGTCAAGTTCGGCTTGGGTCGTGACTTCGTACTGCATGGGACGGGTCCCTGTAGGTGGGGGCGCGCGGCCCCCCTGACGGGCTCTAGACGGGGCTGAGGCCGAACAGCCTGGACTGACTCGATGACAGAGAGTCCTGTCGCTGGCTACCGTTGACGTCTTCGTAACCGGAGAGCTGCTCGGCCCCGGAGAGCGCAGGAAGGGGGGATTTCGCTGCGCTCACCGCGGACGAGACAGGTTCACCATTGAGGAGGTCGGCCAGGGCGCAGGCTTGGCGGGGCTTGCGGAAGCCCGGTCCGACGGGAGGGGAAGACCTCAGGCCATCGAGCAGGAAGTAGACCCGATACCCCAGGTCATCGAAGGTGCAGTAGGCCCGGGCCCTCGTGCCCATGGCATCGACCGGGACGGGGATCGTGGCGGCAATGGCGTGGAGGTTCATCGGGTGCCTCTCCGCCTGTCAGAAGCCCCAGGACGAATCCGGCGCCCGAACATGTGGCTGGCAGCTGCGCGCAGCTGCGCCTGGCTGTGGCTGGCGCAGGGGCCCGGATTCCGCGTCACGCCGGGCCTGCCTTCGGCTTCGCGGGCTCGACCGGCAGCGCCCGGCCGTCGCGCTCGCTCATCCAGCCCAACGCGACGAAGGCCCGCCGCGCCTCTTCGCTGATCTCCCCGTCCTTGACCTGCTGTGTCCAGGCTTCGACGTGGACCTTCATCTTGGCTTCGATGAGGACCGACAGGATCTCCTGAAGCGCGGGCTCCAGACGGAAGCGGCGACTGAGACGGGTCATGACATCACCTCAGCGACATGGAAAGACCGGGCCGCCTCGGAGGAGGAAGAGACGGCCCGGCTGCGGGAGTCGCCCGCACGGAAGGAGGAAGGCCGCCGCGTCCCGGTACGGCGGCTTGTGTGGTGGAGGGGGCGGTTCATGCTGACCGCCTCGCGAAGGTCAGGTAACCAATGCGTCGGGCGTCGCGCATCCAAGCCACGAGATCGGCGCACGCCCAAAGGAAAGGCTCACTCCGAGGCGCGACGCCTTCGCCACCAGGGGCGCTCATTGGGCCAGGGCCATCGAGGAAGTCGGACAACTCAGACTCCAGAAAGCCGATGGCCTCGGCCGGGTAACCGCCGAGCAACGGAAGGGCGGGCTCGATCGGCCTGGTTCCTGGTCGCGTTCGCGCCGCCCAAATGGTCATTTGCTGTAGCAGGAACTCGCCCCAGGGCGGGTCGCAACGCGGGCACCAGACGGTGCCGATCGTCGCTCCGGCGCTGAGCTCCTCCGGGTCCTCGAAGAGATCGAGGTCCTCGAAAACGGGGAAGGGGTAAGCCCGGGCTGGCCATCCGCATTCGTCGCAGAAGAGCGTGAAGGGCCACGGGAGGCGATTCAGCGTCACGGTCGCAGGACCATGCTGCTTGCGGCTCATGCCCCCACCCTCCCCCGCACGTACTCGCGCGCTGCCTCGTACTCCGCGCTCAGGACGTAGCCCCGGCGCTGTGCCTCTGCCTCCAGCCACGCCATCATGTGGGCGAGGGAGGCCGTCAGCTCGCGGCGGCGGGCGGAGGGGTCGCAGTGATCAGTCATGCCGACCACCCGTAGACCACGTTCGCGCAGGCACCGGCCGTCCAGAGGGTCGCACCCAACAGCGCGGCAATGACGGCCGCGCAGTCGATCAGCCGGTCGTGAGCGATTCTCACGACGAGGCCGAGAGCGCCGAGGGCCGCAACCTTAAGGGCCAGCAGGACGATCGGGAAGTCGGGGAAGGCGCGTGCGAATGGGCTCAGGTCGGTCGGCTTGATCCAGTCGGGGCTCATGGCGAAGGTGGTCACATCGGCCACGCCAGCCCAGAAGGCGAGGACGAGGCAGAACCAGACGGCGCGGTTCATGACGCCCGCCCTCGCTGGCCGGGGAAGCGGGGCTCGATGCCGAGCAGGCGCATCCACTTTCGGAGGGTGGTCACGCCGATGCCCAGGTCGGCCGCGAGTTCGGCGAGAGTCAGCCCGTCGGTCTGGTATCGCTCCTCGACGTACCCCCGGAGCGGCCGCCCGAGGCGGCTCTGCATTCGCCGCATAGGTCCCGTTTCGTACTTGCCTCCGTCACTCATGCGACTAATCTAGCAGAACTGCGCCCACTGTCAAGCGCGGGGGAGGAAGATCATGGATGCTGCCACCATTCAGAACGTGCTGTGGATAGGGCCGAATTGGGCCGGTAGCGTCGGGTTTGCGATGCCCGACCAGCGAAGCGACTACATGAGCAGCTTCGGCGCCCAGTTACGAGCGCGGCGTCTCGAGGCCGGATACACCGACCGCGCCAAGCTGGCTGAGCTCGTGCCGATCTCCGAGGCCACCTTCGGCCGGTGGGAGAATGGGCTGCTCTTGCCTGATCTCTGGGAACTGCGGGAGATCTGCCGCGTGCTGGCGATCGAGCCGACCGAATTGATCTACCCCGAACCCCTCAGCGAACGGGAGCGCCTCGTGCAACGGCGGGGACTACGGGCGGTCCGCAAGGCTTCCGCCCCAAAGCGGCGAGCCTCCGGCGGGCACGCCTGATGGCGGCTACGATCTCGCGTTCCATGGCGGCCAGAATGGCCTCAACCTGGGTATCCATCGGTACCCCTCCGATAGGCCGGCGGACAGGTGCCGCCGAGCGGATCAGACTCAGAGACGGTCGTGCCGCCTAGGGTGGCACGGGGCGGTGCGCGGAGGCCCCACGTTCCGCGCGAAATGGGAGGATGAGATGAAGCGTTTGATGGTGGGAACTTTGGTTGCGGCCGCGATCCTCGGCGGATGTGCGCTTGAGGCCAGTCCGTCAGCGCCTGGGAATGAGGCCACCGGTAGTCCGAACGCCACCGTTGCAGGGTCTGCACCCGCATCGGCCAAGCCAGTAGCCACGCCGACGAGTAAGTTCCGCACCTTCTCGGATGGGAAGGCCGTGGTCGGCACGGACATCCAGGCCGGGACCTATCGGACGCGCACCGCGTCATCCGGCTGCTACTGGGAACGCCTCAGTGGCTTCGGCGGCACCATGGGTGAGATCTTGGCGAACGAGAATACCGACGGGCCTGCGGTCGTGACGATCGCCGCCTCGGACAAGGGGTTCAGCTCACACCGTTGTGGGACCTGGACGACCGACCTCTCGGCGATAGTCTCGGGCAACACTTTCCCCGATGGCACGTACATCGTGGGGACGGACCTGACCGCTGGGACCTACCGAGCGCCGGCCAGCCCCGGCTGCTACTGGCAGCGGCTCAAGGGGTTCAGCGGCTCAATGTCGGACATCATCGCCAACGAGAATACCGATACCGGCGGCATCGTCACGATAGCGGCATCCGACAAGGGATTCCAGTCAAGCCGCTGCGGAACCTGGACCAGGCAATAGCGGAAGGTGGGGCCAGACACTAGGCTCAGCTCTAGTCTGTCGGGAAGTTGATGCCGTCCAGGGCGTGCCAGTGTGCGGCATCGCCCTGGACCGGGATCACGGCGTCTAGATCGCACAGATGCACCAGTTGGCGTCGAGGCCATCGTAAACCAGGTCCACCGAACCATAGGCACGGATCACGACGTTCGCCCCGGCCGGTCCCAGGAAGCGATTACCGACGCTGCTGGAAGCGGACTGCCATACGAGCGTGGTCGAGAACCCGCCGATATTGAAGAGCCGGAGCCGAAAGCCGTGCGCCTGAGCCACGATACCGGTGATGTCCCAGGCAGCATTCGGCCTGATGACGATGCACGAACAGGTCGCTAGCCCGGCCGGGTTCCAGTTGTTCACACTGGCTGTCAGACTGACAGAGAGTATCCCCGATGTCACCATCTGGCCAGCCACGGTCTCACTCGCTGGGGCAATCGCCTGGCCCGCGATGGCCGCGACTCCAACAGCGGCCGGGACCGAACCCGTATCGTTGGCGCGAATGTCCCACCCGTGTGTCGGCGTCGTAATGCGGCCGCCGGCGCCGCCGGGGAACGCCGTGCCCGCGCCATCTGCACCACCTGCCGCGTTATATGTCGTCAGGGTGCGGGCCGTCAGAGCATCGGTGGCCTGCAGTTTGAAGTTCCCGGCGCCCGGATCGGTGGCGTTGGGCAGCATATAGATGCGGACCTTGTTCGGATCGTCAGCGCCGCCCACCGGGATAGTCGGCGTAGTGACGGTGAGTTGTCGGCGCTTGGTCATCGTGATGCTGGCACGCGGGCTGATGGGCGTCTCGTGCGTCGGCGCTGCGTCGTCATACCAGGCATGCCCCGCCCAGTAGGGCACTGTGGCGGTCGTCCAGGACCAGTTCGTATAGGGCTGCAAGGTGTGGTCGCTGGAGTTGAACTGGCAGAATTGGGTGCCGTCCCATACCAGGCCCTGCGGCCACCAGCCGCTTGTCGTCATGGAGTTGGCCTTCTCCGGCCAGTCCGTGCTGGCGACCAACGAGCCGTCCGCCTTGAACTGGTAGATCTCGCCCAGGGTGCAGGTAGCCCCCCAGGTGGCGGAATCCGCCCACACAAGGTCAAGCCAGTAGCACACACCATTGCCATCGCCGTCGTCATACTGGCCGAAGTCTCTGACGCCGAGCCAGTCCTTCCCGCCCGGGGCGCCTGGCACCGCCAGGGTAGTGCTCGAGACGTAGGCCAGCGCCGCGCTGCACTTGACGACCCGCATCGTCAGCGCCGTGGTCGCCCACCCCACGATGTAGAGGGCGGTCCCGTCGGTTCCGATCTGCCAGCCTTGCCCGTAGAGGAACCTGGCGCTGATGTCCAGCTCGCCCACGTAGGCGCCCGTGGCACGCGTGACCTTGATTAGCAGGAGCGGCGACCCGCCAGTCAGGTACCACGAAGTCCCAATCCGGGTGATGCCATCTACCGCCTCTGGGGCCGTCCATCCGGTTATGGCCGTCGTCCGGCTGATCGTGCCGTCCGACCGCTTCCATTCGGTGACGCGGTAGCTCCCAAGTCCATCCGCCTCGACACCGACGTAGCAGGGAGTCGCGCCGTCCGCACCACCGACCGGATCGTAGAAGCCACCACCTGTGGCGGTATAGGCATCGCCGATATCACCGGCGAAGCCACAGGCGCTTGACCAGCCGTTCGTCTGAGCCAGTGCAAGCGTCGCCGGGAGGCCCTGCGCCAGCACCGGCGCAGCGCTCGGGGCCTGGACGCCTGTCTGCACCGTCATCACTGCATCCTTCGCCAGCGACATGGCGCCGCGGATCTCGCCGGCGCCGATCAGGGTCAGGGTCTGTGCCACGAGATCGCCGTTGAAGTACATCGGGGCGCCGTCGGTACCTAGACGCACCATCAACTCATTGGTCGGGCTGTAGATGGCGAACTGCGGGTTGGCCAGGGTGCCGTCGAGCTCGATCCGGCCTGCCGCTGGGTCGCCAGCCACGAGCTTCGACACCCAGGCCAGGGTGGCAGCGAACTTGTCGGCCGTCATCGTCCCCGCAGCGACCAGGCCGGCGACGATCGAGTAGGCGATCAGCTTCGTCGCCGCGTCGATCGAGCCGTCGGCGATCTCACTGGGCATCGGGGCGTAGGCCGTGGCCAGGCGTCCGCGCTCCGCCTGGACGCCGCCCACGTCGCAGGTGAGCGTCGAGGCCCCGGCCGTGAAGATGGCCAGGCGCACGGCAACGGTGTCGGCATCGAAGCCGGTCCGGCCCAGCTCGTCATTGGGACCCATGTGGAGGCGGTGCGCGGTGAAGCCTGTCTCCGCAGCCGCGAGGTCGGCGATCGTGGTGCTGGCCAGGAGGGCGTCTGCGGCGTTGTACTCGCGCAACTCGATCCGCACGGTGCCCGAGGTCCACGCCCGTATCCACGTCCAGACGCTGAACCAGTAGTCGTCGAGGCGCGCGACCGGGACCGGGGCCGTGACCAGCTCCCCGGCGGTCTGCGCGGCCAGGGTCGCGCGGGCAGTCTTGGAGCCCCATAGGGCGAGCTCCGGCGAGACAGGGGTGTAGCCGAAGACCCAGTTCGCGCCGACCGTCCAGGTGGTGCCCAGGGCATTGCCGAAGAAGGAGTTGGCCACGAGGTTCGCGCCGCCGACCGAGAGGTCGACGAGCTTGCGGCTGGCATCACTGGCCACGCCTGCGGCGCCTGCGATCTGGTCGGCCAGACCGCCCGAGCCCCCGATGATGCTGGCCTGGGATAGCCGTTCGTCACCGAATCCCACGTCATAGACTGCGGTGTCCGGAGTGTCGGGTGTCGGCTTCACGCTGACGATGCGGAAAGGCTCGGCGTCCAGGCCATGGGCGGCATGGGTGATCTGGACGGTCTGCCCGGCCAGCAGACCCGCGTGCACCGTCTTGAGCTTGCCTGCGCGTCGTGGTCGATGGGCCAGCAGGAACGCATCGCCGGCGGCCTCGCACTGGGCGATGCTCGTCAGCTTGTCGTTGACCAGTGGAGCGATGCGGCGATATGCCGCGGCCGGAGCGTCGGGCGCTGTCCGCGTGACAGTCAGCAGCCCGGCGCCGGCCTCCAGCTGGCAGCCGAAGACCACGACCTGATCGACCTTCGGAACGTTGTCGTCCTCGAGCGAGAAGTCGAAGTAGTCGCGGGTCGTGGTGCCGTTGGGATCGTCGCTGAGGTTGAACGGCGCGGCATCCACCTCATCGATGAAGTGGTGGAGGCGCAGCGAGTAGTCCACGTTGAGCTTGCCACCGGTCAGGGCCGTGATCTTGCTCGCCGCCTCCCGCAGACCTGACGGACCGAACTCCTGCTCAGGCTTGCCGTCGGCGCCGCCGGGCATCTGGCCGATGATCTCCTGGACCTCATCGCCGCATGTGATGCCGTGTGTGCCGTAGGTCTGGATGAGCCAGGTGAGTCGCTCCTTGTCGGTCTCGACGACGCTCCGCCAGCATCGCGGCACCACGTCCATATCCAGCAGCGCCGTGTAATCGGTGGCCGTCACGTCTTCGACGACCGCACTCCCCGGCTGGTCCTCGTCCGAATGCTTGACCGTGTCGATTAGCCCCTCGAAGGTTGTGACGCCGCTGATCTTGAGGCCCCAGTCCTTGAGCGGGGTGGCGGGCGGATCCACAAAGCGCACCGGGGCGGTCCCAGACTCGGCGGACGCCCGGCTCTCCGGTGTGACGCTGGTGAGGGGGAAGACGTAGTCGCTCCAATCCTCCCAACCGCCTCCGGCGTGACGGTCGACCTCGACCTTGAGCGTCACCGTCGCACCAGCCGGCGCTGGAGGATGCGGCCCAGGCGCTCGTCCTCAGCCTCACCGCCCGAGTAGTTCTCGATGTAGACGAGGGGTCCGCTGAACCCACCGCCACCCCCGAAGCCGCCCCCTCCGGCGAACGCCGCCCGCAGGCCTGACGCGGGCCCCTCCGGGACGACCATCTCGCCGCGGTGGATGATCGCCAGCATGTCATCGAGGATGTTCCAGGCACCGGCCGAGAGCCTCGGGATTGCTTTGATGGTGGGGAGGCCGACGGAGAAGCCGCCAACCCTGCCGACCAACGGAATGTCCACCGAAGGCACGGTGATCCTGATCTTGTTCAGGAAGCCGATGAAGCTGTTGACCATGCCGATCACGCCGTTGATCGAGCCTTTGACGCCGGAGCTGATGCCATCCCAGACGCCCTTGAGGATCGAGGCCGCAGCCCCGAAGGCATCGCCGATGCTCTTGGCCACGGTCTGCACCGGCCCGATGAGGGCGTTGAAGATGGCCACGGCCGTGTTGATCTGCAATTTGAGCAGCGCGAGCCACGGGCTCAGGATCCTAGAGGCCATATCGACCAGCCATTTGAAGACCGCCACGACCCCGTCGATCACGCCACCGATCGCCGAGCCGATCGCCGAGAAGATGGCGATGATCGCATCGCGGAACGGTGGGCAGTTGTTCCACAGCCAGATCAGGCCCAGGATGAGCGCGGCGATGGCCGCGATCACCAGGATGATGGGGTTGGCCGCGAGAAACGCCATCGCCCCCGACAGCACGCCAGTGGCAGTGGCGGCGATGCCCTGCGCGGTGGCCAGGGCGGTATGCGCGAAGCTCAGACCCCACATGATCGGGCCCATGGCCATGAGGATGGGCGCCAGCTGGCCGGCGGCGCCTGCGATGTCGCCGAACTTGAAGCCGAGCTTCTCTACCTCCGTCGCCAGGCCCTGGAGCGGCGTCCGCGTCTTGTTGAAGGCGTCGGACTGCGCTTCGATCACACCGGTCGAGCTCTGAACCTTCGCCCGGTATTCGGTCAGCTTGGCGCTGCTCATTCCGAGCGTCGCCAGCATCTTCTGGAGATCCCCATCGGACGAGTTGACGGCCGCCGCGAATTGCGCCTTCGCCGTCTTGCCCGTCATGCCGAGCTCGTTCTCCATGTAGCCGAGGATCGCCGCCGTGTCGTTCACGTCGAGGCCCATGGCCCGGATCTGCGGGCCGGCCTTCTGGACGAAGGCCAGGAAGTCGCTGATCGAGCCGCTGGTCTGTGTCGTGATGTAGCCGAAGGCGGACATCGCCTCGCCTTCTTGGCCTGCGTCGATCCCAAGGGCGCGCAATGCCACGCTGGCCTTGGCGAGTTCCACGCCGCTCTCTCCGGTCGCATCGGCAACCGTGTCCCAGTAGCTGGCGTATGCCTGAAGCGCAGCCTTGCCGTCGAGTCCCTGCTTGGTCCCCAGGCTCATCAGCGCCGTCATTTCTTCGACACTGTCGCCGGCGCCCATCACCTCCGTGATCCATTCGCGCAAGGTGGCAGCGCTTTCGCCTGTGGCCAGGCTCAGTTTCTCGACGCCGAACGTGTTCTCTTGCTGGCTGCGCGCCAGCCCCTCGAGCGCCACTCCGGCCGCAGCAATGGCGAGGCCGGCCGCTGCCCAGGACACGTTGATCGTATCGGCGGCCTTGCCGCCGGCGTCGCCGACTTGGGCCATCACCGCCGAGGCTTCGTCCTTCGCCCGGATGATGATGTCCATGAGGCTGGCCATGTCAGCGTCTCCTTGAGCTCATGGCATCAGCCTGGCGGCGCCCGTACTCAGGGAGCGCCGCCACCAGAAACTCGTGCTGAGCCCAGCTGAGCTCACCCTGCGTTCTCGCCAGAGGTATCCCCGCCATCTGGAGCGCCAGCATCGTCTGGCCCTCGTCCGAGACCGCGAAACTGGCTGATCGCGGCGGCCTGGGAGAGGCCGGAGCGACGGATCACCTCCTGCCCGATCTCCTCGATGGTCGGGGCGTCGGCCTTCTGGACTTCGGCCAGGGTCATGACTGGATCGACAAGGCCGTAGTGAGCGGCGAGCTGATTGGCCTCGTGACTCCCGCCGACCACGCTGGCCAGGTCGAGCGAGATTTGAGCCTCGCCAGCCGTTTCGCGCGGAATGGCGCCCTTGTCCAGATGGTCCGCAGGTGGCCGGATGCCGCGTCGGGTAGGGACGTCCCCGCCGACCTTCATGCCGGCCATCTGGGCGGCCTGGACCTCCTTCGCCTCCCCCGAGTGAAGCCGGCGAAGGATGACCTCGGCGCCGTCCAGCGCCGGAACCGCGAACGGCGCCGGCGCGGCGCCGGCGAGGATCAGGTCCTTGGTCGCCTTCATGAGGGGATGGCCTCCAGATCATCCGCGTCGTTGAGGACGCTGGCCAGAAGTTCCGAGCGAACCGTCGTCACGCCATCGTCGAGGACGATGTCGGTGGTCATGGCGCGGAGCTCGGTGGACTGCTTGACTTCGTCCCGTCCGGAGACGGGGAGCGAGACCTTGGAGAAGTGGACCGAGGGCAGGTTGAGAGCGAGGCTGCCATCTGCACCGGCGGTCGCATTGATCGCGAGGCCCATGTCGACGGAGCCGGAGTCAGCCGGGCCGGTAGCGCCGCCCCAGAAGGCCTCCAGGTGGTCGAGGTTCTCGAAGTACAGATCGAGCCCGCCCGTGATGTCCCGTCCGCCGGCCACCAGGCGCCGCGGGAAGCGGCTCCCGATGCCGCGGCCGGATTCGGCCTTGACGCCGTTGGCGATCGTCAGCTTGAGGGCTCGGACCTTGGCCGAGATGTCCTCCGAGCTGCCGGCGTCGAGGGTGGCCGTGACCTCGTGGAAGGCTAGCGGGAACTCCTCGGGCAGCAGGAGATCGGCCTCCTCGGTCAGGGTGCCCTTGCTGTCCTTGGCCGCGACGACGTCCATCGAGGCCTGGAGGATGTCGCTGGCCAGGTCCAGCTCCAGCTTGTCGGCGACGCAGCCGGCGAAGATGTGCTCGAAGACATCCTTGCCGATGCGGGCGGTGAAGCTGGGCAGGATGCTCTCGGCGGTGCCCCACATCTCGTGGAGGTTGTGCGGAGTGTCGCCCGTGAAGGCGTAGCCGCCGAGCACCCAGCGGAGCATCGCGGCAATCGTCCGGATGTCCCAGCCATAGACGATGTTGCCCGACGGCGCGTAGAAGCCCGGGCGCCGCGTGCGGAGCCCGCGGCCGATGCCGCCCTGGTAGTAGGTCTCGGTGCCCGATGGGGTGTCGAGACTCGCGCTCTGGATGTCAACGTGGAAGGCGGCCTCTACCGGGTCGCCGAAGATGGCCTCGTTGCCGAAGCCGGCATAACGCAGAACAGGTGGCATGGTCAGGACTCCTTGTGGCTTCGCATGTGGGCCTTGAGCCCGAAGTCGCTCTTGCAGATGCGCCCGCACTCCGGGCAGGTGATGGCTTGGAGGACAGCCGCGGTGGCGCTGGCCACGTAGTTTCCGCGAGGAACGATGGCCTCCACGACCTGCTCGACCACGAGGCCGTACTTCGCCCCGATCTGTCGGGCCACTCGGGCATCGACCTCGATCTCCACCGAGCTCCGCGGGCGGAAGGATCGGCCGGCGACCACGACGGAAACCGGGCGCTTGTTGGTGACCTTGATCTTCATGGCGTCTCCCTAATTCGGAACCGGACCGTTACCGTGGCGTCGGCCCAATGCATGGTCTTGTTGTCGAGGAGTGAGCTGCGGATGGCGTCAAACCGCGTCGATACGACGTCGTTGACATAGGGCAGGCCCAGGCCCAGGCGCCGGGCTGCGAGGATGAGGCGACGCGCGATCGCCGCCAATCGGATGGCGTCCTTCTTGGCCTTCTCGATGTCGTCCGAGCGGGTGCCGACGATGATGTGGACGGCCATCGTCCAGCTCTCCGCCAGGCCCGGACTCGTGCTCTCAACCTCCGCGGCCTCCGGCACGATCCAGACGACCGGGGTGTCCGGGAAGGGCCGGGTACTGTTGCCCCAGACGAGCGACTTCACTTCGGCCAGTTCGCCGCCGGACTTCTTGGCCTCTTTGACGATCGCCACCATGGCGTCGAGGATCGCCACCACCGCATCTTCGAGCAGCACCGTCGTCATCTGGCTGCCTCCACTACCAGCCGATCGAGGATGCTTGGCATCGCGGACAGCGCCGCGGTCTTGGCGCGCTCGTCGAACGGATCGGCCTTGATGCCCTGCACGAAGCGCGCGTGGATGCCGACGCCATCGATCGCGAAGACCAGCAGCGGCTTGGTGCGGGGACCGTGCCCGCGTGTACCGCGTGCGAGCCATCCGGCGAAGAAGACATCCGAACTGACCTTGCTCTCCAGGTCGCCCATCTGGTCCACCGCCCAGGAGTCGGCGACACGCGACGACGCCCGGCCGGACTCCGCGATCAGGTCCGTGCGCAGCTCGATGGCCACCTCATCGATCAGCTGGGGAATGCCAGCCTTGGCCCGGTCCAGCATCGCCTGGACCTCGCTGCTGTCGACCTCGATCTGCAGGGCGTCGTCGCTCATCGGTTGCTCATTCCTACGCTGCGCACGCCGTGGCGGCCATACAGGCGCAGGCGATCGAGAATGTCCTCGGAGAAGACGCGGGCGCGTAGCGTGGCCACGGCGAACTCGTCGATGCGCACGATCGGCGCCTGGCGGGTGGCCATCATCGTGCGCAGTGAATCGGCGGCGATGTCGGCGCCGATGCCGTTGAGGCCTGGCGGGATCTCCTCGATGGTCCCGGCGTCGTAGAGCGCGAGATAGTCGCGGCCGAGCTTCCGGTTCATCAGATCGCTCATCTCGGTGAGCAGCCCTTCGATGAACTCGGCCAAGGACTCGTCCACGCCGCTCTCCTCCTCCTCGTCCCATCCCAGGTCCTTGGGCTGGACGCCGACCCGACGGATGACGTCTTCGGCTGTGCTGTAGAAGGCGGTCATGACATCGACCTTTCGTAGGGGGAGGGCTGGCGGAACATCGCCCGGATCTCCTTGCCGACCTTGCCCGCCTCAAAGCTGCCATCGGAGGTGGAAACCCAGCCCATGCCCGCGATGATGCCGGAGGTCCGCGAGGTCTTCTTCATGTCTTCGATCTTGGAGCCGCCGAGCCCGGCGACCGCTCCGTACAGAGAGCGGTAGGCCAACGCCTTGAACGGGCCTTCCTTCAGGGCGCGCTCCAGGGTCTGGCGCAGGATGGCCTTGTCGAAGACCATCGGCATGTGCGTCTCGAAGCTCAGCGGCTCCGGGTAGCCCCAACGCCCCAGGAGCTTGAACGTCTGACGCTGCCCCATGATGTAGGACGAGCAGGCCTGGCCCTTGCGCCCGATGTAGTCGGAGAGTGGGCCGCGGTGGTACAGCGGGATCTCATCGACCGGCGTCAGGCAGAAGAAGTCGTCATTCCAGTAGCTGAACTGGCCGCTCAGCCGTTCCTGCTTGCAGGCCCAGAGCAGGTCGGCTGGCAGGTTGCTCCACTTCGTGCCCTTGGCACGCGAGGGCAGATGCTCCACGCCCTGGACCCAGCTCGCCTTGGCCCCGACGATCCAGACGCGACCGTGGGGCACGTTCGCCGCGAGCGAGCGCAGGCTGTAGCGGAGGTCTTCATAGACCCCTGCGCGGACCAGGTAGACGGCGTCCATCGGGTGAGGGGCCCGGAGGGGTAGGCTCCGGGCCCCCTGTCCCTTAGCTCGAGGAGGCCGCGGTGATCTTCACCGCGCGCACGAACAGCTCGCTGGCCCCGGAGTCGTCCGGGTCTTCGGCCGGAGTGAAGACGTCGCCGTCCATCGCCCCGACATCGGTCACGGCATTGAGGCCGACCCACGAATCCATCGCGAGGATGTCTTCGATGGTGTCGCTGTCGAGGACACGGACCATCCGCAGGGCGTAGCCCTGGTAGGCCTGGCTGGACCCGAAGGGCGCGCCGGAGGGGACCACCGGGGCCCGGTTGGAGAGGACGTACGCCGTCTGATGGTAGGCGTAGCCCTCGTCCGGATCGAGCTCGCTGGCCGGGAAGACATCGAAGCCCATGACCCGACCGATCGAACCCTCGCGCAGAGTGGCGGTCGTGCCGCTCTGGCTCTGGTTGATGAACTTCTGGCTGGACAGGAACTCCGCCTCGAGGGAACCGCCGAGGGCCAAGGAACGCCCAGCCTGCGGCACGTTGCCCGCGTTGAGAAGACGCCGCGCCTCGATTGCGATCTGGGTGACCGGATCACCGCCGTAGACGTAGTCGATCTCGTACTGGTAGATCGAGTCCTGCATCAGGGCGGCGCAGAGATCGGTGATCTTCTGGGCGATGCCGACCATGACCGGGTTGAGGACCTGCGTTCCGAAGTTGGTGATGTCGAGCGACAGCTGCTCGTCGGTGATCCGGACGTCCTTATAGACGTCGGTGTCGAGCGTGATGTCGACCTTGCGCTCGTAGAGCTCATCGCGGTCGCGACTGGATGCGGACCGCAGGACGCGGGTCTTGGCCGGCGCGTAGGCCGGGACCCGGATGCTGATGGTGTCGTTCTTGGCGCCGGCGAAGTCGCCGACCGCGTTGCGCCAGAACGTGGAGGGGATGACGCTGCTGCGAACCAGCAGCCCCAGAGCAGTCGCGACGATCTGCTCCGCCTTGAGGAACTCACTCATCGATGCTTCCTATCTCACCCGTACATCGGGGGGACTTTGGCGGCGAGCTTGGCCGGGTCCATCTCGACCGCCTCCGCGCTCGGCGCTGCGCCGGGCTGGAGTTTCTCGGTCGGACGGGCTCGGGTCCCGCCGGTTGTCGTTGCCTTGTCGGCCGCGCCCTTGACCGCTTCCCCCGCCGCCGGCGTCCCGCCGAGGGTGGAGAGCAGCTCGTCGGCATCCGACTCCAGTTCCTCGCGGGTCGTTCCCACGAGTCGCTTGGCCAGAGCCGGCGTCAGGCTCTTGGTGACCGCGACCTCCAGACGGAGAGCGCGGTGCTCGGCTTCGGCGGCCTTGGCTTCGGCGGCTGTGACCTTGTCCTGAGCCAGCTGGAGATCGGACTTCTTGGAGTCCTCCATCTCCGTCAGCTTCTTGGCCGCTTCGGCGTTGGTCTTGGCTTCGGCCTCCCACTTGCGGTGAGCCTCCCGCTCCTTCGCAAGGGCCGACTTCAATCCAGCCACGCCACTCTCGTCGGCGCCCTGGTCTTCGTTCTCGTTCGCGGGCTTCTCGCCCTTGGTCTTGTCCTCGTCAGCCATCTCGGCTTCTCCAACTTGGGCCGGCCATCACGGTCGGCATGGGGTGATTAGCTGGCGAATATCGGCTCCGCGGAGCACGCGCAGTGGTCGTGTGCCTCGAAATCCACCGTTTGCTCGCGGTAGACGGCGCCCCGATCGGCCAGCATCGCGCAGAAATCGCAGGGGTTGCCTCCTGTTACCCGCTCCCAACCGATGCAGTACGGATCCTTCTTGACCGTCTCGACGATCGTGTCGCGGCCACCGTGGAGGGTGAGGGAGCTGGCACTGCCGGCCGCTCGTACCCACCCGTTCTCAGAGGCGGCCTGCAGGTCCTTCCCGGCCCGCAGAGCGTTGAGGGTGCCCAGGAGGCCAGTCGCCCGGAGTTCGTCGCGGATGACGCCTACCGGCGGCGGCGGGGCGATGACCGGCGGGGTCTCGTCCGGCTGCTCCTCGATCGCGCGCATGGCGATGAGGTAGCGCGCCGCCAGTGCGGCGGACGCCCGGTTGCCCGCCTGAACCAGCGTTGCCGCGAGGGCCGAGAAGTCGTCGAACGTGTCGAAGTCCTCCGGCTTGAACATCGGCCAGAGGCGCTGCAGGTTGCGCAGCATCGCCGCCCGGATGGCAAGCTGCGCCAGCCGATGCTGCTGTGTCAGAGTCGCGCCCATTGCGGTGACGGCCATCAGGCCACCGCCTTCACGGCCGGTGGGGCCGAGGCTCCAGGGTTGGCCTGGCGATTGAGGACATCCGTCAGCTGGCTGAAGGCATCGCCCTGAACCGCCTGGGCCTTCCACCGTTCGACGTCCTGCTGGCTGACACCCGGGATCCGCTCCCAGAGTTCGGAGGCCGGGACGCCGAGCATCGTGCTGAGCTTGCCCAGAGCGTCCACCGTAGCAGCGAAGGAGCGGGCGGACGTGTTGCGCCAGACCATTTGCGCGTCCGGCGACACTTCAATCTTGGCGAGCGAACCGGCTAGTCGCAGCATCTGCTCATGGCTCTCGCCGAGCATCGTCTCGCGGGATGCCACCTTGCGATCGCGACCGGCCTCCGCAGCGGCCAGGGCTTCGGCCGAGAGATTGACGAGCTCGCCGATCAGCTCGTGGGCCGGGGTCTGGCTGAGGGATGCGGCGTGCCGCAGGGATGCCTCGCGGGCCTTGATGTAGCCCTCGAGGCTGGTCTCCGAAAACTCGCCGACCTCGACATCCTTATCGTCGAATGTCCAGACCCTCGCGGCCGAGGCGCTTAGCACGGCCTCGCGCCTGGCCTTCTTCAGTTCCTCGCCAGTCAACCCGAGCTGCTCGATCTCGTCGGGGCCCGTCCAGCCCATGATGTACCGCTGCCGGAACGCAGCGAAGTGCATGGCCACGAGCAGGTTGAACGTGATGACATCGACCTGGTCCTGGATCGACATGAGCGGGCCGACCTGGCCGATAGCAGACACGCGACGGGTGCTGGACCGGGTGATGGTCAGGCCGGTCGACTCTTCGGTGTAGGTCTCCAGGGCGGCCGCGATGTCATTGGAGACATCGTCCGCCAGGTCCAGGTCCTCGACCTCGCGGAACCGCACTACGGGCGTGACAGGACGCCCCTCTTCGGTCGCCATGTGCTCGGCGGTGCCGATGAGGGTGACGGCCTTGCCGCTGTCGAGATCGCTCAGCGTGTAGACCGTCGTCTCGTCCAGGAGCCGGTAGGTCTTGTCGGCGCGCCGCTCGAGCGCGTAGACCGGCCAGTCAGGGTCGTCCACGCTGTAGACCGCGTGTAGGGCCCGAGGCGACAGACCGCGGATGACGGGCACCGGCTCGCCCGGGAGCACCGTCGCGTAGCCCGTACCGTAGGCGAGCGACGCCCGGTGGATGCCGGATTGGCGGGCATCGAGCCGGTTGCGCTGCCAGATGTCCCAGACCGGGGCGTTGTCCGCGTCAGTTTTCCCGCGGAAACCTTCGACGAACAGGCTCTGGCCGAGTGACTCCATGACGATCGAGATGACGTTGACCCGGGACATCCGGGCCATCGCGTAGACCTCGGCCGGGGCGGCGCGGGGGATGACGCGGGGCAGGCTCTGGCAGCCGATCCAGTAGCGGCGGATGTCGTCGAGCACTTCGCGCTCGGCCTTCATCGTGCCCAGCAGCTCCTTGGCCTTGTCGATCGCCTGCTTCTCAGTCAGCACGCTTCCCCTAGTTCCCGACTCTAAATGAGAGTATAGCCCCGTCGCGGCCGCATTTACCACTGATTATTGCCACGGCCACGGCCCTTCTCATACGAATACCGCCCGTCCGGTGCGCTTGCGACGCTGGCGGCTCGCAGGCAGGGCGAGATAGGCACGGCGCGCCATCCGCGCGAGACACCCCGCGGGCAGGGCGTCGACCTTGCGCAGCGATTCGCGGTGCTCCTTGCCGAAGCTCACGCCCCATGCGTTCGGCCGCCGGCGCGCGTTGTGGATGTGCTGGCGAACGCGGGCATTCACGTCGTGACGGAAGGGTGGAACGCGGCCTTCGGCCAGCGCCTTCACGCCCTCCGTGATCTCGTCGTGGACCCGCATCGCGCCGTCGAGGGTGAACTCCTTGTGTCGGCCCCGCATGTCCCAGGCAATCGCATGGCGAAGCGAGGCCTTCACGCAGAGCTTCTGGCCGTACTTGTCGGCCCACTTGTCGACGTAGCTCTCCCAGCCCTCCAGGTCCCCGAAGAACGCGACGACGTCGGCCTGGCCGAAGACTTGGTCGACCGTCCCGTCGATCAGGTCGCGCGGCGCTTCTCCGCCATGCTCGGTCGGGTCCCAGACGCCGAGCGAGAGCCAGGCCCCATCCGAGATCCGGGCGCCGATCAGCGCCGTATGGTCGTCGGTCTTGCTGCCATCGAAACCCAGGGCGATCTGGTCCCCCGGCTGCAGCTTGACGGTCGGGTCTTCGAGGGCGTCCCACTCCTGCGGGGCGCACCAGGCATCCTCGGCCGCGACGATCTGGTTGAGGTACTTGCGCCGCGATTCGGAGGGCGGCGTCCGCGGGTCCCAGACCTCGGCCACCAGCCGATCGATCTCCAGCCAGATAGAGTCGCCACGCGACGCCGCCAGGCCGCGCCGCAGCGATGTCTCATCCGCAAGGTCCGTATCGGCGGGTGCCTCGACCGAGTCGTAGAGGACGCCGGTGCCCTTGCTGCGCCCCTGGTCGATCGCCTGCCAGGCATCCCACTCGCGCTCGCCGACCGAGTCGAGCCCGGGGACGTGGGCATTGCACAGCGACAACGCCCGGGCGGACCCGTCGCGGCTCTTGGCCAGGTTGCCGTCGATGACCTCGGCCATGTCGTGGCCGTCGTTCGCCTTGATCCAGTTCTGGATCTCGTTGCGGAGGACGAACGAGGGACGCGGGCCTTCGGCCGACAGCGGCGAGGTGGTGATCGCCTCGATGACGCGCCGGCCACCATCGATGTGGACGATCTCCTTGTGAACCTCGATGCCGTAGTGCTCGCGGGTTTCCTTCGGGAATAGACCGGGGAAGAGGCGCATCGTCGTGCGGGTCTGATCGCGGCTGACAGCGGCCACCTGCACCCAGGCGCCCGGGTTCGGCCCATAGCCGAGCCCCCCCTTGCGATGTGTGATGCGGCACGGGCCGACCGCTTCGATCGCGCAGATGACGGCGCCGAGCGGGTCCTTGCCCCAGCCCTTCATGCGGCGGAGCGTGCCGCGTCGGTAGAGCCACCGGCCACGCTCGTCGTAGGCATACCACCAGGCCAGGAAGTGCGCCTGCTCGGGCGTGAACTCCCATGGCCGGCCGGCTTCCGGGCCGTCTGGCTGGCGCAGCCAACGGCGACACCATTCCTGCTGGATCGGGAAGAGCGTCTGGGCGGGCTCGCCGACCGGGCCGATGCGGATGGCGTCACCCATTGGACACCACCAGTTTCGGGGCAGGAAGCGGGCCCTCGTCTTTGCCTTCGGGCTTGCCGCGCTCGACCTCGAGGCGATTACGCCGGCGGTCGGCCTCCGTCGTCAGAAGCCGTGCCGTGCCCGCGATGAATTGGCCGATCATGGCCGCGTTGGCGGTCGTCAGCCCAAGGCTGTAGATGTCCGCGAGACAGACGGCAAAGGCCCAGTCGGAAGGCTCGAAGTAGTCCTTCGACACCGAGCGCGCCAGCGACTCGTACCAGGCCCTGGCGTGGGGATGCCAGGTCTTCAGCGCGGCCGGTCTACGCGCCTTGCCGGCCACGACACTTACGGTTTCCGGGCGCGACTCTTTGTTCGTGCGGATGCGGTC